CAGTGGGTTTTTGAAGGCGCTACCGAGATCGAGTGCATCATCGTGCAACCCCCATCATTAAAGCGTTGGGTGACAACACCCGAGCGCATCAAGCAGTTTGAACAAGAACTCAAGTTAGCCGTCAAGCTCGCTCAGTCCGACAGAGCGCCTCTCAAGGTTGGCGATCATTGCCGTTGGTGCAGTGCAAAACCAACTTGCCCACTAATGACGGGCGCGGTTGATCGTGCGCTTCATGCGCAGCTTGACATTCTCAACGTCGAGCAGATCAGCACCTACCTGCGCCAAGCCGATATGCTTGAGCAGTGGATCACTGACCTTCGCGCCTTTGCGCATCAAATCTTAGAGGCTGGCAAGCCTTTACCAGGTTGGAAACTCGTACCGAAACGGGCGACACGCCAATGGGTCGATGAGGACAAGGCGTTCGTGGCGATGCTAAATGATGGCGTACCCGAGGACGAACTGTTAATATCAAAGGTCGTATCTCCTGCGCAAGCAGAGAAAATATTGAAAAAGCATGGCAAGCAATTGCCTGCCGATCAAGTAGTGGCAGTAAGCACTGGCAGTACGTTGGCACCTGAGAGCGATCCCAGACCAGCGGTTTTACAAATCGGGCAGCAGTTGACCGCAGCCCTTTCTAAACTTCAATAAAGGAATAGTAATGTCAAATATCGTAACCTTCGCAGGCGCAAGCCTTCCATCGGTCAAAGACCTTTCCACCGCACTTCGCTCTATCGAAGCTGAGATTGGGCCAGCAGGCACAGTCATCATCAAGATGGATAAGACAGGCCATTGGGTGTTCGGTGCAGATCAAACTGAAATTGAGGACGACAGCACTTGGGCGATCAATCCATTGTCATTTGTACATGGTTATATTGCTTGGGGTGATGGTGAAGTTCTTGGTGAAAAGATGGTATCTGTATCGCAACCATTACCTGAACTCGACGCCGCGCCACCAAACTCTAAAAAGGGTTGGGAAACGCAAGTCGGCCTATCAATGAAGTGCGTATCCGGTGAGGACAAAGGCTTAGAAGCCCGTTACACCACGACTTCGGTCGGCGGTAAACGCGCCGTTCAAGCCTTGGCCGTCGCTATTGCAACGCAAGTAGAGAAAGACCAAAGCAAACCCGTGCCAATCGTGCGTCTTGGAAAAGAACACTATACGCATAAGAGCTATGGTCGCATTTACACGCCTGTTTTTGATATTCAAGAATGGGTTGGTATGGATGGTGAAGCCGAGCCACAGGACGAAACGCCTGCGGTCGAAGCCGAGCCAGCCCCTACACGCCGTCGCCGTAGCGCCGTTTAAGGAGTCATTATGTCTATCAAACTTGATCTAACGATCGAAGAAGTCAATGGTGTTTTGATGGGCTTGTCAAAGTTGCCGTATGAGTTTTCAGCGCCGTTAATTGAAAAGCTCAAACAGCAGGCAGACCCGCAGGTTAACCCTGCACCAGAACCAGCCCAAGCAGAATGACGCTTTGGGTTGACTTCGAAACCCGTAGCCGCTGCGACTTACCCAGTCGTGGCGTCTACAACTATGCACGTGATCCGAGTACGCAAGTGCTGTGCATGAGCTATGCCTTTGACGATGAGGATGTCGTCACATGGCTTGCGGATCAACCTTTTCCTGACCGTGTAGCGAATTACACGGGTCAAATACGAGCGCATAACGCGGCCTTTGAGCGCCTGATCTGGTGGTATGTGTTATCGCCGGACAAAGGAATCCCCGAACCAAGGCTAGAACAGTTCTATTGTACAGCGGCGCAAGCCCGTGCCAACTGCGCTCCAGGCTCGCTTGAGGATGTCGGTCGCTTTGCGGGTGCAAGCATGAAGAAGGATCATCGCGGCAAGCAACTCATTCGTGCCTTGTCGATCCCACGCTCCGATGGCACCTTCAACGACGATCCGCAACTCATGGCCGAGATGGTCGCCTATTGCGAGATGGATGTGAAAGCCATGCGCTCGATCAGCAAGGCTATGCGTGACTTGTCAGATGAAGAACTCTTGGATTACCATGTCAATGAGCGCATCAATGATCGCGGCGTGTTGCTCGATAAGCCACTCGCCGAGTCTGCCATTCGGTACGCCAGCCATGAGTTAGGTGAGATCGAATCCATCGTAGACGAAGTTACCAACGGAGAGATTACATCGGTGCGCTCCCCTCGCATGAGGGATTGGGTGCTAGAGCGCGTTGGCCCACAAGCCAAAAAGCTCATGGAATCGTACAAAGATGGTGAGAAAAAGTACAGTATCGACAAGACCGTACGGGCTAATTTACTAATCTTAGCGGAGGAAAACCATGAAGAAATCCCACCCCACGTCGCTGACGTTATCCAGTGCGCAGATGACCTATGGGCATCCTCTGTCGCTAAGTTTAGACGTGCCGCCGACCTCGCCGACGAAGAAGATCACCGTGTTAGAGGAGCTTTTGTCTTTGCTGGTGGCAGCGCCACTGGACGTGCTTCAAGCTATGGATTACAAGTACACAACTTCCCCAGACGCTGCGCTACCGATCCCGATGCCGTTCGACAAGCGATGGTTAGAAGCCACGCAATTGTCCCTACCTTTGGACGACGAGTCACCGATGTCCTCAAAGGGATGTTACGGCCAGCTTTGGTACCCGCTCTGGGAAAAACCCTCGTCGTAGCCGATTGGTCAGCGATTGAGGCGCGGGTTACGCCGTGGGCATCGGCTCACCGATCCAGTGGCGACAAACTCGAACTATTTAGAACGGGCGAGGATGTCTACAAGGTTAACGCCGCTAAGACCTTCAATATCCCGATCCATAAAGTTGACAAGGATCAACGCCAGATCGGTAAGGTGCAAGAGTTAGCTTGCGGATTCGCTGGCGGTGTGGGCGCGTTCGCTGCGATGGGTCGCATCTACGGCATCATGCTACCCGAACCTGAAGCCAAGCGCATGGTCAATGGCTGGCGGTTGGCTAACCCGTGGGCGATGTCGTACTGGAGTGATCTTGAGGACGCCTACACCCGAGCCATGCGCAACAAAGGCCATGAGTTCACCGCAGGGCGTGTGACCTATTTGTATGATGGTTTACACCTATGGTATGCACTTCCAAGCGGTCGCGTGTTATGCTATCCGTTCGCCCAACTTGACTCTGACGGAGTGTCCTACGCTAAAGCGTCATGGAAACCCGCCGCTGATGCGAAAGAGTGGCCACGGGCGCGGTTATGGAAAGGATTAGCTTGCGAGAACATTACTCAGGCGATTGCCAACGATCTGTTACGGCACTCGCTACGCCATTTAGACGACGTAGTACTTCATGTGCATGACGAGATTGTGATCGAAACAGCAGAACCCGAAGCAGTAAAAGAAGAGATGGAGCGCGTGATGTGTACGCCCCCGGCATGGGCAGAAGGTTTGCCCTTGGATGTCGAGGTAGCGGTCATGTCGCGGTATGGTAAATAAAAAAAGCCCCTACAAGCACGTGAAACTTGTAGGGGCGAACCCCGGTAAAGGAGTAGTCACTTGAATAACTTTTTGGAATATATCACAGGTTTAGCACCTGAGGGTGAAACCGCCCTTTTTGTCCGTCAAAAACCACAACTCAAGGGCGGTGAGTACCAGTTCCACGCCGATGGCGTACTCAAATGCACATGGCCTGCGTTCTTGCCAGGCGTCAAAATGAAGCCCGATGAGGCATGGTATGGCAATACAGGCAGCTTTATCGTCGATCGTTTTACTGATGGCAAGCCCAGCGCCTCGTCTGCCAACTGCGAATATGTGTTGGTAATGATGCTTGATGACATCGGCACTAAGTCTAAGGAGCCACCCTTGGCACCCACTTGGATTATGGAAACTTCTGAAGGCTCCTACCAATGGGGCTATGCGTTTAAGGATCAGCCAACCAAGGGCGACTTCACGCAAGCGATCAAAGCAATCGCCAAGGCAGGCTACACCGATCCGGGTGCGACCAATGCCGTGCGCAACTTCCGGCTGCCTGGTTCGATCAATCTCAAGCCTGGTCGTAATAACTTCGCCTCTCGCCTAGTCGAGTTCCATCCCGAGCGTGAGTACACGCTTGACGAGATATGCACCGCCTTAGATGTCAAGCCTGACCCTGCCGATACAGCGAGCGCCGAGTCCGTGCGCCTAGTCGATACAGGCAAAGATAAAGTGCTGACATGGCTCAATGACCAAGGCCTTGTGCTATCCAATGTCAATCGTGAGGGTTGGGTCGGAGTCGTCTGCCCTAATGCCCAAGAACACACTACGGGCGAAGTCGAAGCTAGGTACAAACCCCTAGACCGCTCGTTCTGTTGCTACCATGGCCACTGCCAACACCTGACCTCACAGGCGTTCTTGTCATGGGTCGCTGAGAACGGCGGCCCTGAAGTGGATCATGGCCTGCGCGATGAGTTGCTCGCCGAGCGGATGAACTTAGCACTTGATAAGATCAAGCCTACTGAAGCCTTCCCTGATGAAGCCAAGCGGATCATCGAAGAAGTTGAGCGTAAGGAGTTGGGGCGCGTGGAGCGCGCTGAGTGGTATGAACGCTTTGCCTATGTGCAAGACGATGAGTCCTATTTCGATATGAAAGAGCGCCGTGAGATCAGCCGAGCGACCTTCAATGCGCTGTTTCGCCATATTGCCTGCAAGTCGATTCACACTGGTCGCCGAGTCGAGGCCTCTGTTTGTTTTGATGAGAACCGTCAAGCGATGGGCGCGAAGGCACTTGTGGGTATCACTTACGCGGCGGGTGAGTCGGTGATCGTGGCGCGGGACGGTGACCTCTACGGCAACCGTTGGCGCGATGCAAGACCGGACGTTTCAAACCTAATCGATGCCCCTGTCGGCGATATATCCATGTGGCTCAACCACGCTAAGAACCTAATCCCCGAGCCTGCTGAACTGAATCATATCCTCGATGTGATGGCCTTTAAAGTCCAGCACCCTGAGATCAAAGTCAATCACGCTGTCCTGCATGGCGGCGATGAGGGGTGTGGTAAGGATACGTTCTGGGCGCCGTTCATCTGGGCGATCTGTGGCGATCATCTCAAAAATCGTGGAATCATGGATAACAATAGCGTCAATTCACAATGGGGCTATCAACTCGAGTCGGAAATCCTGTTGATTAACGAATTAAAAGAGCCTGATGCTGCCACGCGCCGCCAATTAGCCAATCAACTCAAGCCCATTATCGCCGCGCCCCCTGAGATGTTGCCGATCAATCGTAAGGGTTTGCACCCCTACATGATGGCCAATCGCCTGTTCGTGCTGGCCTTTAGTAATGATCCGGTGCCGATCAGTCTTGCTAGTCAAGATCGTCGCTGGTTTTGCGTATGGTCAAGCGCGCCGCGTATGGATAGCGCAAAGGCCAAAAAAATGTGGGATTGGTATCGAGCAGCCGGGTTTGTTGAAATTGCGCGCTATCTGCACACCCGCGACGTGTCGCAATTTAATCCAGCCGCGCCGCCCGCCATGACTGAATTCAAATATAACCTAATCGAGCATGGTATGAGCATGGCGGAAAGCTATCTAGTGGATATGCTACGCAACCGGGCGGGTGAGTTTAGTAAGGGTGTGATCGGCTCGCCATTTCATAGCCTATGCGATCGCCTAGCCGGGGCCGCCCCTAGTGGTGTGAAAGTGCCACAAGCGGCCTTGCTACACGCGCTAAAGGAGGCGGGCTGGGTGGATTGTGGGCGCATTAAATCAAGGGAATTTGACTCTAAAAAGCACGTCTTTTGCGCGCCAGAATTAAAAGATTCGAGTAAATCTGAATTGCGCCGCATGGTAGAAGAAAACCCCGAGCCAAAATTGGTTAGGGTCAAATAAGAAACCCCGCGTTATGCGGGGCTTTTTTTATAGATCAAATATCAGCACTAGCAGCCATGCAGCCACTAGCGCAACGGCTAGGGCTATCATAAAATGGCCTCGCTTTCAACAAATGCGGGGCGGCCTGTGGTGTGCTGATAGACTAGGGCGTATTTCAGCGCGGCGGCTGCGTTATCGTGCGCGCTAATTAGCTGATTTTCTAGGTTATAGACTTTGTAAATGGTCATGCGGCCCCCTGGTCATAACATGGCGTGTACATGGTATCGCCGATCTTGACGTATTCGCTGCCATGCTCGATTAAATGATCGATATAAAATCGGGCGGCTTTAGGCCATTTATTAGAATCATGGGGTAATTCGCGGATCAATTCCCAGCCATTAGCTAATTGTTGATGTTCTTGAATAATCATAGTTTTACCTTTCAAGTGATTAGCCGCAAAACCATGCGGCGGGGTTTGCTTTCAAATAGGCGCGGGCGGCGGCCTTCGTATCGAATCGGGTGTAATTAAACCAATTATTGACCTCGATACAGCACACAATCCAGCCAGCGCGGTTAAAAGTTAGTTTTTGCATGGTTAGGCTTCCGGGTGTTTAGCTTCGTAGATTGATTTGCCTAAATTAATAAGCCTTGAGGCCTCATAAACGGTGAGGCCGCGATGTTCGGCATATTTGCCAATAGTCAGATAATTATTGACATAGTCCAAATAATCATTAATTAAATGCTCTCTAAAAATCATATTCATACAGCCCCCTTAGTTATAAAACGGATCGAATCCGGTTAAAAATTCGGCCACTAATAGCCCGAGCATAATTCCAAAGGCCACAACGGCAGCCCATTCTGTTAGTTTTTGGCGCATTATTCACCTCCCATAGCGTGATAGGTTTCGGATTCGGCCTCTACGTAATGGCGCGCTATTTCGTGAAAATTAACCTCCCGAAATGAAGCGTTCATCACATCAGAAAAAAAGCCATTTTCTACTTCGGGCATCATGTCAATAAACATAGACTTAATTTCCCTGGCCACAAAATTGGTGATTTCATCTAGGTTTTCATACGATCCGAATAAATCAGCCGTAATCATGGCGATTCGTTCATTCATGCGCCAATCATTGTCAATCCATAGATTAGCGTTCCAGGTTTCGTAATTTGACCAGTCGTTATATGTATTAGACATAATTAGCAAGCCTCCGAAATAAGATTATCAAAATAGGCTTGAGGCTTTTCTACGGCGCAATGCGCCCATTTGTTGATATGGCGCGAAGTAGTTTTAGACCACTTGTAAGAGGTTTTATAAAACTGCCCGTCTTTCCATGAGGCTACGGGGGTTTGGTAGCTAAACAAAACTTGCGTTCCGTCGTTTAGCACTAATTCAGTCATATTTGACGCGATTGGTTTGAGTTTCATTTGATTGCTCTCTTTCTTTACGTTAGGTTATTTGACTAAAACGGCGTTGCGTTGCCGTTATCAATAATGTAAAAGAATGTTTTACAAATGTCAAGACCTTTTTGCGAATGGGGTTTTGTGTGGGTCATGTGGGTAGTTTGTGGGTAGTTTGTGGGTTATGGGAATGGGTGAATTGACCCACAGTAAAAGCCTTATAAACACTGGCGCGGAGTAGTTTTGTGGGTCATGTGGATAATGTTTAGAAGAGGTAAATTTGAAATTACACAAATTAGTGTTGTAAATAAACAACGTGTGGGCGTAGCGACTGTGGTGGACAAGTCCGCATTGTCCACAAAACCTACATTTTCGCCCCCTGCCGTATGTTTTCCGCTAAAATTCTTGTGGGTCAAATGGACTATTTAAAAGGGGGTTTTATGAGCAATAAAAAAGAAGTTTTGAAGCAGCTAAAAGAAGCGCAAAAAAAGTTTATCGAAGATCAAGAGACCACGCGCCCGGACAATCCTCACCACAAAAAAGGCCGCCGTAGTTTCTTTGAGATGTATCACGGCATTACGCGCCACAATAAAAAATCACTAGCCGATTACTAGCGACCCGCGTGGATCAGTCCACATGACCCACGCGCCCGCCAGCCAGAAGCAGTTTTCTGAAAGCATGGGGGGGGAGGGCCAGGAGGGGTGGGGGTATGTGTGCAGGAGGTGTTGCAAACAATTTTTTTCTTTTTGCAAAAATTTTGCTAATATTCGCCTATATGTTCCATAGCTATCCGTACGAACCTCGCAAGCTCCAAGCCACCGAAGTACGGCTCGAAGCAATTTATGAAGCCGCCAAGCTCGGCTTAAAAGGCGACGCGTTAGCGATCGCTGCTGGAATGTTGCCCGTTGAGTATCGGCAGTTGTGCCAGTTAGACCCGGCTGCCGAGTTTGCCGAACTGCGAGGGAGAGCCGATGGTGAACGTGAAGCCAGTGAACAGTTGCACATTGCTGCAAAGAGCGGTGACGCGAAAGCCGCCCTCGCCATCTTGCAACACCAGCACGGATGGGTCGCCAAACAACAGCTTTCAATCGATGTTGAACAGCGTATATCTATCACCGCTGCCCTCGAAGAAGCCAGCAAGCGCGTCATTGACGGCGTGTTCACTGACATCACCGCGCCCAAAGAACTAAGTAATAACCCTGAGTTTCACGGGAAACAATTACAACCTGAAAAGCAAAAAGCAGCCTGATGCAAAACACAATCTATAGTGCGCAAGACGAACAAGAGTTAATGGCGCGGCTATGGTCGCCAATCATTAAAGACAATCCACTCGCTTTCGTGCTGTATGTATTCCCGTGGGGCAAGGCGGGTACGCCATTGGAGCATTTTGCGGGGCCGAGAAAATGGCAGCGGGAGGTCTTGCAAGAACTCGCCGATCACATCAAACAGAACAATGGCAAGGTGGACTTCGATACATTCCGCATGGCAACCAGTTCAGGTCGTGGTATTGGTAAGTCGGCGCTCGTTAGCTGGTTAGTCCTGTGGATGTTAACCACCCGCATCGGCTCGACGACCATCGTGTCGGCCAACAGCGAAGCGCAGTTGCGCTCGGTCACTTGGGCTGAGATTACCAAGTGGCTTAGTATGGCCATGAACACCCATTGGTTTGAAGTATCGGCGACCCGCGTGATGCCAGCCAAATGGCTAACAGAACTGGTCGAACGTGATCTGAAGCTAGGCACCCGCTACTGGGGCGTCGAAGGCAGACTGTGGTCGGCTGAGAATCCGGACAGTTACGCCGGAGTGCATAACTTCTCAGGGGTCATGCTCGTATTTGATGAGGCGTCAGGTATTGACGACTCCATCTGGTCGGTGGCGGCTGGATTCTTTACGGAAAATACGCCGAACCGCTTTTGGTTAGCGTTCTCCAACCCACGGCGTAATAGCGGGTATTTCTATGAAACATTCCACGCCAAGCGGGATTTTTGGCGCAATAAGATCGTGGACGCTAGGACTGTGGAGAATACCGACAAAAATGTCTATCAGCAGATCATTGATGAGTACGGCGCGGATTCTAGCCAGGCGCACGTGGAAGTCTATGGTCAGTTTCCGTCGGCATCGGACGATCAGTTCATTCCGGCTAATGTGGTTGATGACGCCATGGCGCGGGAACGATATAAGGACTTATCCGCGCCCATCGTGATTGGGGTTGATCCGGCGCGGTTTGGTGCGGACTCGACCGTTATTGCGGTGCGCCAAGGACGCGACATCATTGAGATACGCAAGCACAAAGGCGACGATACGATGGAAACGGTCGGGCGCATCATTGAGGCGATCGAAGAGTACAAGCCAGCGCTCATCAACATCGACGAAGGCGGCCTTGGCGCAGGCGTGGTTGATCGGCTAAAAGAACAGAGATACAAGATCAGAGGGGTGAACTTTGCGAACAAGGCCAAGAACCCCATGATGTATGGCAACAAACGCGCGGAGATGTGGGGCGATATGCGCGAGTGGCTCAAGAGCGCAAGCATCCCAAAGGATCGCTACTTGAAAACGGACATGATCTCGCCACTGATGAAGCCTGATAGCAAGGGGGCGATATTCTTGGAAAGTAAAAAAGATATGAAAGCGCGAGGTCTTGCGTCACCAGACGCCGCAGATGCCATTGCACTGACGTTCGCGTACCCCGTAGCACATCGCGAATATGTTGACAAGCGACCGATTCGGTCTTATTCTCAGCAGGGAATATCTAACTCTTGGATGGGGGCGTAAATGGCAACGAAGAAATCGCACGATAAACCCATCCCCCGCACGACTACGGGTAAAGGTCGCAACTACAAATCAACTGCCGAGGGTGCAGGTATGACCGCGGCAGGGCGAAAGGCCTACAATGCAAAAAATAATGCAAATCTTAAAGCGCCTGCTCCAAATCCTAAGACTAAAGCGGACGCAGGGCGTAAAAAATCATTCTGTGCAAGAATGTCAGGAGTCGTCAGAAAAGCCAAAGGCGACGCGCCGCGCGCAAAAGCCGCGCTCAAAAGCTGGAACTGCTAAAAGGAGTAAAACTGTGGCTACTAAACCTGGGCTATACGCCAACATTCACGCTAAACGCAAGCGCATCGAAGCCGGATCAGGCGAGAAAATGCGCAAAGTAGGCACTAAAGGTGCGCCAACCGCTAAAGCGTTCAAGGAATCGGCTAAAACTGCTAAAAAAGGGAAGTAATCATGCCACTCAAAAAGTCGACTAGCAAAGAGGCGTTCCGTCAAAACATTCGTGCTGAAGTTAAAGCAGGCAAACCCGTAAAACAAGCCGTGGCCATCGCGTATGCGACCAAACGCGCTGCGGCTAAACCGATGAAACGATCCAGTGGGCGTGGTAGATAATGGCCGATACGTACAACTCTGACCCATCAGGCATTAATAAAGCAGGAATTGTGGCTGCAAGAGGCGGCCCCGAAGGTGATCCAGCCGACCATCGTGATACCTTGGCGCTCATGCGCCATCGTTACACGACCGCCATCGCTGCGTACAGCGACAGTCGTGAAGATGAGTTGGATGACCTACGGTTTATGGCGGGATCGCCTGACAATCAATGGCAGTGGCCTGCCGATGTGTTGGCTACTCGGGGCGCGGTGCAAGGTCAAACGATCAACGCCCGTCCATGTCTGACCATCAACAAGCTGCCACAACACGTCCGGCAAGTTACGAACGAGCAGAGGCAGAATCGTCCGTCGGGCAAAGTCATCCCCGCCGATGATAAGGCCGATGTAGCGGTCGCTGAGATATTTGACGGCATGGTGCGTCATATTGAGTACATGAGCGACGCCGATGTCGCATACGACACCGCCTGCGAGAACCAAGTCACTTATGGTGAGGGGTATATCCGCATTTTGACGGAGTATTGCGACGACGATACCTTCGATCAAGACCTACGGATTGGTCGGATTCGCAACAGTTTTAGCGTGTACATGGATCCCATGGCGCAAGACCCTACGGGCGCAGACGCCCAGTATGTGTTCATCACCGAGGATGTGTATAAAAAAGACTACGAGAGGATGTTCCCCAACGCCGCGCCCATTAGCACCATCTTGGCTAGTGGCGTAGGCGATCAAAACTTGAGCCAGTGGCTCACCGAAGATACGATCCGTATTGCGGAGTATTTTTACTACAAGATTGAGGATGCAACGCTCAATTTGTACCCAGGTAACGTTAGTTATTTTGAAGGATCACGCGAAGATAAAGGCATGAAAGAGATGGGTCTAAAGCCTATCCGCAGCCGTCGTGTGGAGCGCAAAAAAGTCATGTGGATGAAAACCAATGGCTACGAAGCGCTTGAAGAACGCGAGTGGGCAGGCAAATGGCTACCCGTCGTGCGCGTGATCGGTAATGAATTTGAAGTGGATGGTCAGATTTACATCTCGGGCTTGGTGCGTAACGCCAAGGATGCTCAGAGAATGTACAACTACTGGACTAGCCAAGAAGCTGAGATGTTAGCACTCGCGCCCAAGGCACCGTTTATTGGATATGGCGGTCAGTTTGAAGGCTACGAGATGCAGTGGAAAACGGCTAACACAACCAACTGGCCGTATTTAGAAGTTAATCCTGATGTTACTGATGGAATGGGCGCCGTACTGCCGTTACCGCAACGCGCCGCGCCCCCACTACCCCAAACTGGGTTGAGTTTAGGTGCGACATCCAACGAACGATCAGGACGCGCTATCCTTGCCCGTGAAAAGCAAGGTGATACAGGAACCTATCATTATGTGGATAATTTGGCCCGCGCTATTCGTCATGTTACTCGTCAACTGGTGGATTTAATCCCCAAAATCTACGACACCGAGCGCATCGCTCGTATCGTTGGATTAGATGGCGAAGTCGGCATGGTTAAGATCAACCCTATGCAACCAGAACCCATGAAAGAAATACGGGATATGGAAACAGGGATTGTGATTGAAAAGATTTACAACCCCGGTGTTGGTAAGTACGACGTTGTAGTCACCACTGGCCCAAGCTACATGACCAAGCGTCAAGAAGCGATGGACGCCATGACTCAACTCTTGCAAGCCAATCCGAACTTGTGGTCGGTGGCTGGCGATCTGTTCATTAAGAACATGGATTGGCCTGGCGCTCAAGAAATGGCCGAGCGTTTTGCTAAGACCATCGATCCTAAACTGCTCGAAACCGACGACAAAGACCCTGCGCTACAAGCTGCTGAACAGCAGATTGGCGCCTTGCAAGCTGAACTCGATAACGTCTTCGGTATGTTGCAAAACGTTAATAAATCGATTGAAGCGCAAGACATGGAGCGTAAAGAGTTTGAAGCCACCATCAAGGCCTACGACGCTGAAACTAAGCGGATGCAAGCTACGATGGCAGGCATGACGCCCGAACAGATACAAGATATTGTCATGGGAACACTTAGCAGCATGATTACTAGCGGTGATTTGGTTGCTGCGATGCCAGAAGAACGCGAGATGCCTCAACTAGAAGCACCAATGGCACCACCCATGCCACCCCAAGGAGCGCCCGTATGAGTTGCGAAAAGTTTATAGGAATGTTGTTTTTAGCCCGTGATGTAACCCATTCTGCGCACCTTAACACCCGTAGCTATGCAAAACATAAGGCGTTGCAGAAGTTTTACGAGAACATTATTGATCGTGCGGACACATTTGCCGAGGCTTATCAAGGCCGCCACGGCTTAATTGGCCCAATTGCATTAGCGTCCGCTAAAAAAACCAACAATGTCATTGAGTTTTTAGAGGATCAATTGGCTGAACTTGAGGTTATGCGCTACGAAGTATGTAGCAAAGACGATAGCCCGTTGCAGAATTTAATCGACGGCATCATCGAGTTGTACCTATCAACCCTTTATAAATTACGCTTCTTGGCATGACAGCTAAAGTCACCCATTCCACACCCGCCGACGGTACGTTTAGTACCACAGGCGCTGCTGCGTGGAACGCTGACCATACGCTTGTAGATGTTGGTGACGTAGTAGGCCCAGCAAGTGCTACAGATAACGCAATAGCTCGGTTTGACCTAGCAACAGGCAAATTAATTCAAAACAGCGTTGTAACAGTAGGTGATACAGGCGTGGTAGATGGCGTAACTCACATGAATGATGTGGATTACATAGATTTTGATACTACTTATGCGACTGCTTTAGGTGCTGGTCAGCTAGGCTGGAACGGTAACGATACCCTTGGTTTAGGCATGATTGGCGGTAACGTCATTCAGCACATTGGCGAAGATGTATTTTTCTATGTAAAAGCTAGTGCGACCATAACCAAAGGTCAGTTATGTATGTTTACTGGGGCAGTAGGTTCTAGTGGCGTATTGACTGCTGCACCATCTACTGCAATTCCGTTTGCCGAAGCCATTATTGGGGTTGCTGCTGAAAACATTGCAAATAATGGATTTGGTTTGGTTCAAAGCGTTGGAACGTTAAGGGGCGTTGATACTTCTGCTTTCTTAGACGGCGACGTTCTTTATTACAATTCTGCTGTAACTGGTGGATTTACAAATACATTTCCTGCAAGTGGCCCTATTGTTATCGCCGCTGCGGTAGCCAAGGCAGGTTCAGGCGGTTCAGGCGTTTTGACTATTCGTATCTCATTCCAAACTAGAGTAACTGCTGGCACAGGAATGTCTGTAACCCAAGGTAACGATGTAGTTACGGTTGCTAATACGGGAGTTACTAGCGTTGGTGGTACTGGCACCGTGTCTGGTATCTCATTAAGCGGCACCGTAACTACTACAGGCAACCTTACTTTGGGCGGGTCGTTAGACTTATCTAGCCCACCAACTATCGGCAGTGTCACCCCAAACGACATTACCGGCGCAACTATTACTGCGGCTAAATTTGTAGGTGTTGGCGGTGGAGCGTTTTAATGGATAATTTTTTTAATGGAAAATTCTTTGCAGGAGGCTTTTTTGGGGCTATCATTGTCCCTGTAAAGCAACTATATGTAAGAATCCGCTCTTTTACATCAAGAAGGGGAATGTATGGCGATTAATTTGAAAGCAATTACAGTTTGCATGGGCTACCAGCAAATTACGACTCTAACTTCGGCGGTAAACCTTACAGTCCCCGTGTTAGACCCAACTGGTCTTAACCAAAAACCCACAATTGCGTTGATTACACCTGAAACCAAAGGCGTTCGGTGGCGTGATGACGGCGTTGATCCTACAGGTTCCGTTGGTATGCCATTAGCGGCAGGCGTGACTTTGCAATATGATGGTGATTTAACGAAAATTAAATTTATTGAGGATGACTCTGGAGCCATTCTTAATATTTCTTACTACGCATAAGAGGTGAAATATGGATATTTCTAACGGTTCTGGTGGCATCGACTCAGGTAAGTTGATGGACTATTTCACCAAAGATTTTCTAAAAGACCTCGGCAAAATGGCCGTATTGCGTGATGAATTGGAAAAACGTCAAGGCGCTATGAAGGCCGTTGACGCAGCGAACAAGGCAAAAGCAGATGCAGAAGCCTACGCCGCAAGCAAAAAAGCAGAGATTGACGGTGCTTTAGCAGAAGCTAACGAAACCGCAGCCAAGGCTAAATCACACAAAGCCGCGTTGGATCAGCGTGAAGCTGAACTCAATGCGCGTGATAGCCAGTTAACCGCTGCTAAATCAGAGTTTGAAAAATCTGCAAGTGCAAAAGAAAAAGACTTGGCGACTCAACAAGCCTCTTTACTTAAAGCACAAAATGAATTAAAAATAGCACAAGATAAGTTAGCAACAGACCAAGCCGCTTTGGATGCTCGAGTTAAAGCGTTCCAAGCAAAAGTAGCGTCTATTGCTGTTTAAGTTTTGAACCGTACTGGTGCGGAACACCAGGGTTTCTAAGGAAACGACAAAATGGACGAAAGTCAACAAGAAGTAATCCAAGCGGAAGTACCCGAAGTACCCGCGCCGGAACTGGAAGCTACGGCAGCCCCAGAACCCGAAGTAACAGATGCGCCGGAAGAACCACCAGTTGAACAGGCAGCTAAAGTATTCACACAAGAAGAACTAGACGCCGCGATTGGTAAACGTCTTGCAAGAGAACAGCGTAAATGGGAAAGAGAACAGCGCCTAAAAGCCGAGGAAGCGAAGCTAAAGGCAAGTATTCCTGCTGAACTCCCGCCAGCCGACTCTTTGCCGCCCGAAGAATATGCCGAATTATTGGCAGAACGCAAGGCAGCAGAGCTACTCGAAAAGCGTGAACAAGCAAGGATACAGGCTGAACTTTTAGAGCAGTTTCACGAAAAGGAAGAAGAAGCACGGGCTAAATACGACGACTTTGAACAAGTCGCCTACAACCCCAAGCTACCGATTACCGACGTGATGGCTCAGACAATTCAGGCGTCCGAGATAGGGCCAGAGATGGCGTACTATCTAGGGTTAAACCCCAAGGAAGCCGAGCGTATTTCCAAATTATCGCCAATTTTGCAGGCAAAAGAGATTGGAAAGATTGAAGCTAAATTAAGCGACAATCCACCAGTTAAAAAAACTTCAAACGCCCCGGCGCCTATTGCTCCGGTGACGGCACGAACTTCTAGTTCGCCTGCATTTGATACAACTGATCCTCGATCGATTAAATCGATGAGTACATCAGAATGGATCGAGGCAGAACGCCAACGCCAGATCAAAAAGCTCGAGGCTATGAGAAACCGCTAAAACTTTTTGAAAGGCTATCATGGCAAACTCAATTTTAACCATTGACATGATTACTCGTAAGGCCCTTGAAATCCTTGAGAATAATCTTGTCCTAACCCGCAACGTAAATCGTGCGTACGACGACAGCTTTGCTGTTGAAGGCGCAAAAATCGGTTCTACTCTCCGTATTCGTCTACCAGACCGCGCTTTGGTAACTGACGGTGCCGCCCTCCAAGTTCAGGACGACAACGAGCAGTTCACCACTTTGACTGTATCGAGCCAAAAGCACATTGGTGTTAACTTCACCACTGCTGAATTGACCATGCAGTTAGACGACTTCGCAGAGCGTGTTCTGAAGCCTCGTATTAGCCAGTTGGCAGCTTCGATTGATGCTGACGTAGCTAACAGCTTTAGAAATATGTATCAATCTGTAGGTACCCCAGGTATTACTCCTGCTACTTCTTTGGTTTTGTTGCAAGCTCAACAAAAACTCAACGAAGCTGCCGCTGTAATGTCCCCACGCTACGCTACTGTTAACCCAGCCGCTAACGCTGGCTTAGTAGAAGGCATGAAAGGTCTGTTTAACCCAACCGACACCATCTCCAAGCAGTTCAAGAACGGCATGATGGGTATGGGCGTATTGGGCTTAGACGAGATCAACATGAGCCAGTCGATTAAGCAGTTCACCACTGGTTCACGTAACTCTACTGGTACTGTTGGTACAACCGTAACGACCGAAGGTTCTACCACCATCGTATTAGCTGGTGTTGGTAACGCATTGACCATCAAGGCTGGCGACGTATTTACCGTTGCAGGTGTGTTCTCTGTTAACCCACAAACCCGTGAGTCTACTGGTTCGCTCCAGCAGTTTGTTGTAGTAGCCGATACCGTATCGTCTGCTGGCGGCGCTGCTACCGTAACCGTTAGCCCAGCGATGTACACTTCTGGCCACGCTCTTGCAACCATTTCTGCGTTGCCAGCTAGCGGTGCAGTGACCACCTTTATCGGTGCAGCTAGCAGCCAATACCCACAAAACTTGGTATATCACAAAGATGCGATCACTTTTGCAACCGCTGACTTGTTGATGCCTCAAGGTGTTGACATGGCTTCACGTCAAGTGCATAACGGCATTTCGATGCGTATTGTTCGCCAATACGACATCAACAATGACCGTCTACCATGCCGTATTGACGTGTTGTATGGCTACTCCGTGATTCGTCCTCAAATGGGCGTTCGCTTGTGGGGTTAAACCTAATCGCTCCCGCTACGGCGGGGGCTTTTTAAATATTTGAAAGGAATTATTATGGCTCTCCCAAATGGTGCAGGTGGCTATCAACTAGGCGACGGTAATCTTAATGAACCAGTCCTCGGTTATTTAGCTGTTCCTCTTACTGAAACTGGTACTTCTACCGTTACCTTGACCGCTGCCGAAGTTACTGGCGGTATTTTGATTGCTAACCCAGGTACTACCGCAACTACTTACACGATGCCTATCGTTGTAACTTCTGGCGGTACAACAGGTGTTAACGACTCCGTGCCTAGCGCTAAAGTCGGCAGCACTTTTAACTGGACTGTAATCAACATTGGTACAACTACTGGCGACATTACGCTAGCGGCTGGTACTGGCACTGGTTGGACGATTGTTGGTTCTTTAACGATTGATAACGAAACTTCGGCTTCGTTTATTGCTCGTAAAACCAGCGATACAACTTGGACTTTGTATCGTTCAGCTTAATGTAGTTCCCGCCCTTCGGGGCGGGTCTTTATAAAGGAAAAACTATGGCAAATAACAAACCGATTGGTGTTGCCTATGCCGACCCTGCGTTAGATAGCTTTGAAGTTGGTACTTCTTCAAATCCTATCCTTCAGTCGTCGTCAGGTAACATTACGCAGTTGTACGCCACTGCTTCCCATACCTCCGGCGATTTACGCGGCTATTACGCTCGCGTTGATTTCGCAGGTGCAGGCGGCGGTGAAACTTTAAGAGCTTTTTCCCGTGTAACAGCGGCTCAAGGT